CTTTGAGATACGAGGTTGCCTCATTTTCCTGTGGCTTACTACGTGAGTCTTTTGTAGATACAGACTTGGCTGCAGCTTTATCTGACTTAGGTTTTGTTTTAGCAATGCCCATGTCAGCTTTGTACAAGTCAATGGCTCTAGCAGCAGAACGTGCGTCATTGTCATTGTCATACAGCGCATCTTGTACCCACTTAGGCTGCTCTTCTGCCCACTCGTGGAACTCATCACTGTCACGGATGTCACCAAAGTCAGGGTGTAACCGCATTAGTTCTGCTTCAGCTTTTTCTTTAGTAGCACTAGACTGCAACTCATCAATTGCTTTCATGCGTTCTTCAAGAGCAGATGATTGCTCACGTGCCTTCTTCATAGCAATTGTTTCAACGATAGCTGCTACATCTGGATAATCTTTTGCCCATTGTTCAATGTCTTCGTCAGACTTAGGCAGTTTCATTTCTTTCTGTGCAGCTTGGCTGAGTTGAGATTTAAGGTTTTCAATCTCTTTCTTAAACTCTTCAGCCTGTTGTTGCTGGTGCCTACGCAAATCAGAGTAACGCTTTTTAAATGTTTTCTCTTCTGCGTTTGCAGGTTCAGCTTCTTGTTCTTCGGGTTGTTCTTCTACTTCACCCTTCTGTTCTTTTAGAAGCTGCTCTAGTTCTTCTTCTTCCATTTTGCGTTTTTCTTCGTTAGTGTATTTACGATTTGCAAACGCAACTTTTTTTGGTGACTGCATTTCTTCAGCCATAATAGCTTGTTCTGCCATTGTTTGTACTTCCTTTTGTTGGGGCCAACGTAGCCACGCCGGGGTGGGGGATGGGTAGGCCAACTGATTGTGGATTATTTTTTAGAAGCTAATCCACCTTGCTTCATATCTATATTAAGCACCTCTAGATGCCTGACCACCACCATAATCGCCACCATCGCTACTGTCGCCACTGCCGCTACCTTTGCCAAGAGAAGAGTCATTAAATGATGGACCTTCTGGTGTTGTACCCTTATCGCTAGGTGAGCCTGATAGTCCGGGGTGTCCTTGTTGGTCCACATCAGAAGGTGTTTGACCCTCTTTTGGCCCTTCTGTAGACTCCATCTCTTCTCCATAGTAATCCTTATAGTCCATCTGGCTTTTACCAAATTTAGACTCAAATGATTTATCTGTGTCTATCTCGCCAGTTTCTGGATCACGAATACCATCCTCAATTTCTTGTGCCATTTCTTTAACTGCGTCCATAATATTGTCTCTAGTCGTTGTGCCAGTAGCTATGCTATCAATCATTGCATCTATTTCTTTGTTTATCTGGTATTCTTGAATTAAACCACGAACAACACCAAGAGGCTGTGATAACATTTCAAAAGGAGTGAGTTGTTCCTGTTGCATAGTATGGACGTTAAAACCATGCGCTTTAGATATCATCCCCATAACAGCATCTTCAGCACTGGACCTACTCTCACCGGGGCCACCAAAGTCTCCACCATCAAAACCTTCATCTCTATCGTTTTCTAGCATAAGAGTGCTGTCTACTAAAGTAGGTTCTTCAGGTATATCAGTCATATCTGGCTCATCCGGTTTTGGATAAAACCCTTCAGGGATGGGATACAAAGGTTGCCCATCTTTAAATGGTATTTGCATTGTCTGACCTGCATCATTAATGTAGGTTCTAAACTCATCATATTCACCTAAATCTTTACCTAACAAATCCTCAAAGCCGGGTAAGTTAGTAGTGTCCTCTGCCGTAGTGTAAAATAAACTTGAAGTTGAAGGTGTAGTTGTTGGCGGTGGAGGTGCTACATATTTAGTGTATCCCGCATCTACAGACGCAGACGCAGGAACAACAGGCGGTCTAGGTGTAGTTGGCATTTTAACTGTTCCAGTTATTGGGTCTACAACACCGGGTTGTTGAGTAGGTGGTACATAGCCACCACTTTGCATATTATACACACCATCATCTTCTATGTCAAGGTCATACATATCAAAAGGTAGGTTATCGGGCATTACAGCTTGTTCGCTGTTACCCATCTGACCCATAGCTTCCATTTGTGCCAAGCCTTGCTTTGCTTCTTGACGCATCATCATAAGTTTTTCAAGGCCGATATAACGCACTACATCTGCAGGGAATACAAACTCGCCTTCACTTAATTGAGCAGGAATATCATCGCGTACTTCTGAACGCAAAGAACCCGGTGGAACATCATTACCAGACTCTTCGTCTATCATACCACCTTCATCTAAAAGACCACCTTCAGCCATGCCTTGGGTTTGTCTCATCATATTATACAGCTTCATAAAATCAGCTTTTTGAGATTCTGTGAATTTTGCAATCGCGCCTGTTTCTAACATTTCTGTCATAACAGCAAACTGACGACTTCTTTCTTGTTTTTTTCTATCTGCTTCAGTTAGCATACTTTCCATTTGTTTTCTTCTATCAATGGCGTACTGCTCATTTCTTGAAAGTCTTTTGTTTGTCTTTTCACGCATTTTTTGCAATATTTTTTCTTTGGCAGACATTTCTGCAATAGCTACATCACCACCGCTTTGAAACCCACGTTCTACTGGCTCAAAGAGTTCCATTTGTTCTGCCATACGTTTAGCCATAGTATTATCCTTCAGCTTGCGCTACGTCCTCACGTAAACGTCTTATCTTACGCAGTGCTTCAATAGCACCCTGTGCTTTATGCAAGGTAATCATATTTTCAGACTGTTCTAATACTTTGTGTTGCTGTTCGATTAACACATCTAAATAATTACTGAAGTGGTCCCATTGGCGGTTGCTGCTGACCAGCCCCTTCAGCTTGCTGAATATTTCCTTGTCCATTTGCACTAAATCCTTGTTCACCCGGTACAGGAACCTGACCCGTACCTACGTTACCGCCACCTGCACCCGTTGGGTCCATTGCATCTGCACCCGGCGGTGGTGTCATACCACCCTGCTCTGGTTGCATTGGCTGCTGGAAGCCCTTCATAATTTCTGCTTGCAGTGCAGCTTCATCCATATTGTTGGTAACTTTGTCGGGGTCTAAGTCCATAGACTTTGCAATCTCACGTATTACATATTGGAACTTAGCAAAGGGTGCGAGTGCAGGGCTACTTGCAATTTGCAAGAACTGCATTAGTCTCTGGCTGCGTACTTCATTAGCCATCAGACTTTCTGTACCACGTGCTTTAACTTCTAAATCACCTTTAATCTCTGGGTCAAAATCAAATTGCATATTGAAGCGGAAGAAACCTTCACCCAAAGGACGCAACAAATAATCGTCTACGTTTTTGATAACAGTTTTTGTGCTACCCTGCGCAGCACCCATTAACATTGAAATACCTGAAGCTGTACGCCCTACGCCCTGCACACCTGTCTGTCCGTGTGCAAATGATGGGAAGCCAGTACTTTCATCTGCTAGTACACGTGCTTTGTCAAACAGCATCATGTTTTCTTGTGACACGTTCGGGAACTTTGTACCAAAGATAGCTTGACCCGGTGCGCCACCTTGTCTGCGGAATACCTTGCCCGGATACAGTGACAAGTCTTGACCCGGCACCAAGTTTGTTTCATCTACTTCTACAATCAAGTTACCTGACAGTACAGCATTGTCAACAGCCATACGCATAAAGCCATTCATCAGTGTCTGTGTATCGTCCATGTTTTCTGCAATACCAACACCAAAGAATGAGTATGGGTTCAGTTCGTATGGTGCAGCAGCATATGGAATTTTAGATGGCTTGAATGGATTAAGAACCATGCGAAGTAGTTTGCCGTTACAAATCCACACGTTAGCTTGCAGTTCGTCAAACTCTTGTAGTTCTTTGGGAATGTCTACACCCTGCTCATCAAGAAGTTCTGTATCTACCATGCCCCAATACTCAAGTACTTCAAAGCGGTCAACGCCATGCTCTGGTGCATAGTCAGCCAAGTCATCTTCCCAGTATTGCTTGGTATAGTTTTCGCCCATAGCAATTACTTCATTAATAACTTCACCACGGAAGTATGGACGCTTCTTTAGATTACGCAGTTGTGTACGTGACATCTTATGGCGTTCAATCACATACTGTGCTTCGTCCATATTGTTTGCATCTGGGTCTGGGTAAAAGTTCCAAACAGATACATGGTTTACTTGTGGCACTGTTTTAAACAGTGGGTCATACTCACCATCGTCATTCCAATTAGGATATTCTTTGTCAAGGGCAAATGGACCCTTCATAACGCCTGTACCAAACAATGCCATTTCAAATGCAGCATTACGCAGGTGTTTGTTTGCGCCTGACTCTTCTAGCTGGTCATGTATTTTCTTTTGCATCTTCTTTGCAGCAATCATGGCGGGGCTAAATGCAATAGCTGTTGGTGTTTTACCCGGACCTTCTTTTAATTTATCTTGTATTGGCTCAAGTTTGTTTTCCAGCACCCCAAGTTTTTCTTGTAGAGTTTGTGCCGTGGCACCTGCTGGGAAGTCCATGCCATCCCCTGCAAAACCATAGGGACTGGAAAGAGCAGTTTCACCACGCAATTGTTCTGGTTCTTGAGGGTCAAAATGTACATCGGCAACCACACCTTCAGGCAACTCCGTTGGTTCTACAGATAAAGGAAAACGCTGGTTAGCAAACAGAACATCAACAATCTGCCCGTATGCTGCCAGCGTCTTAGTTTTTGTGACTTTAATAAAGACACGAGATTTTTCTGTTTCAGTAAATTGAACATCAGGGCCATACAAACCACGATAATTGCGGTAGGCTTTTAGCCAGCGTTCTTCGTCCTGATACCTATAGTCTTCAGACCGCTTATAGCGTTCCATAATAAATGGTATGATATTACTTACATCTACGTCAGATACGGATGTATCGTCACTGTCTTCTAGTGCGATAGCATCATCTTCAATCATGATTTCATCTTCATCCATATTATTTTTCCTTAGTATCCAAAGGTTGCGTCTGCTACTTGCATACCGCCACCGGGCCTACCCATTGGGTCATAATCAAATATACTAAACCTTGGTCTTGACATTATACCATACCTAAGAGCGTCATACAAGTGGTCTTCACTCTTTGTGTCAATGTCTTCTGGGTTTTTCTTGTCCAACGGTATTGAGGGAAGTTGGGCCGTGAGGTTTGTGCAAGTATCAAAGAAAACAAGTCTAGGCTCCTCTGTAAATTCATCTATCTGTAGTCTACGGTGTATTTCGTTCTTACCAGCTACGCGACTGCCTCTGCTTCTGTCTGAGGGTCGCCAGCGACATCCACGGCTAATCATTTGCTCCGCAAGAGAAGGACCTGTATCACCACGCTTATGCCAAAGAGAACTGTCCAGAACACCGTACTTAATATTGCCATCTTCCGCTTCCAAATCCAGAATCATATCTGCCAAGTCTGTGGCAAGGACTTTAGAAACGTAGAGTTCTCTATATACCACAAGTTGCTCAGAAGGCGCAACGGCAAACCAAACAACAGCACTATAGCTACCGTAGCCATAGTCGCAAGCACGAAACTTAACCCAGTTACTAGGGATACGATAAGGTTCAACAACATGAACCCGCCTATCAAACTCAGTGAACGCCGCACCTTCTTTGATGTCCCAATCCCCTTCAAGAAGCTGCCTACGCTGCTGCTCTGGGAGTGATAGGAGCATGGCTTCGTAATCACCAGCTTCCGCAAGGTATGGGTTATCAGAAAGTCTTGCGGGTATAAATCTTCTTTTGAATAAAGGCTTTCCAGCCTTGCTATGTCCTGCTGGGTACCGTAGGACTTCGGTTGTTTCAATATCGGTTGCATCGAAGGCTCTATTATATGGCGAAGGGTCAATGAACATTTTCTTAACCCAGTGATGACCTCTTCCGCCGGGGTTGGTCGTAGCCCTCATAAAAATCGGCAAATCAGGTGCAGTAGACCGTAGACGTGACCGCATGTAATTCCATGCATATGGGCTTCCCCATTGCGTCAATTCGTCAAAGCCTATCCAGCTAAAAGCTAGACCCTGATATCGCAGGACATCTTCATCTCTGTCGAGGTATGACATCCATAGCCGCGCACCAGATGGCGCAGTCCACTGCATCTTTCTTTCTGACCACTTTATACCGGGCCAGATTTTTGGGTACAACTCCTGCGACTTAAATATAAGTTCGCGCAACTCCTCTGTGGTGTGTCGCAGCAGAAGCCCACTGAACTGTGGATGCCCCATGTATCGTAAAGGGTCTGCAAGCATAGCGTAGCTTTTGCCACCACCTGCAGAACCACCGTACAAAACTTCTCTTTCACTTGCAGCCAAAAACTCCGTCTGTGGTCCGGGGTTTGGCTTGAACAACACATTAGCATGTTCTTCTATGCTCTGTGTTTCATATGAAACTTCTTCAATCTTAGCTGTTTGCTTTGGAGCCTGTTCTTTGGCTACTGATTTCTTCCGCTTTGGCGATTGCCGTTTTCGCATATTCTGCCCACTTGCGGAGGCTTGCAGCTTGATTCTTACGTCTTCGCTCATTATTTAACCGTTTCCTCAAACCTACATGCGAGATGTATCTGCCAGTCTGCGTACTCAACCAGTTTGCTACTTCACGATAGCTGTATTGATTTACGTGTGACCTAGCCTTCTCTAGCAAATCCAATTCAATTGGTATAGGTTGAAGAATGTCGGGGTCTTCATCATCCTGCTTATATCCGAATGGTACTGTACGTGCAATACGTGGAATAGGTATCCATTCGTTTTCTTCTTTGATGTCTGTCGGCTGTGGTAGCTTCCACTTGCCTATGCTTCTACTCATCGTCCTCAACAGGTGCTTTAGGTGGCATAAGCATGACACCACCGGATGCTTCTACCTGCATCTTCTCTGTCTTCACCAGACCTACACGGTCAAGCAGTTCTTTAGCTGCAGACATCTTATCACGAATACCCAGTTCAGTCGGGTCATACAATGCATGTGTCATCGCCATCGCAGCTTTCGGCGCATTACGTGCCATGTACATTTGCGTTGCCTCAAGGATTTCTTCTTTAAGACCTTTAACAATTTCCGTAGTACTAGAAGAGTCAGCATATCCCGCAATCTTTTTAGCTTGTACCATATCGCCGCCTGCTTGTTCAAACAGAACGTCTAAGAATACTCTTTGCTTTACTGTAAGTTCTCTAGCCATTTACCTTCTTCCTCAGTGTAGGACCACATTAAAATTCTCCGTTGTGCATAGCGTTAGCCAGCTTAGTAGCCCTGCCTTTTACTTGCTTTGCCCATCTGCTATCCAGCATCTCCTTTGCTGCAGTTGGGTAGTCTTCGTTATGTACAGCAGCCCACATATTTTTAAATTTGCACAGGCGTGGTACGCCCATGTTAAATGCCATATCTATCAATATAAGCTGACGTACAGAGTCCAACCTGTCCACGCAAGGGTGCGCACGTACCAGTTCTTCCTCGACAATCTGTACGTCATTCGTTGCTAGATAGACCGCATCAGCTTCGGTGATTCCGTATTCATACACGTGTTCAATAGTAGGAATGTCTAAGTCAGCCAGTTCCTCTTTAGTGATGCCACGGTCTTCTAGGTTTCGTCCGATACCAATAGTATCAATTCCTAATGTGTCTTTATATACCTGTAGGCGCAAACCTTCAGATACAATAAGTTTTTCAATTAAGTCTTGTCTATTATATTTCATATTTCCATAGCCCCGACAATGCCGCATTTATATTCAACAGATGCCCAAGAGCCATCTTTTGGAATCTCTTCATATATTTCTTTAAACTTTAAACACTCGTTTTCTTTATCGAACCACTGAATGGTTTGATTAAAGCACTGACCATTAGATGCACAGACAGTTAAAACTAATGACCAGATGATTACATTCATTTTTGCTCATGCCCCAGCCATACCGCAAACGCACCTGTCATTGCTCCCGTCACTACACTGACAAGGGCCGACTGCTCCATACTTGGATTGGGAAGTGTCATAAACCACTCCACTACCCGCCAAGCGGATATTGACATCATAATCATCATCAAGCGGGGCAGTATCTTCCACTTGAGAAATCTTTCCATTGTTATTTCTGCCACGATTTATCTCCGCTTGTTCTGGCGTAGTGTGGTCGTGCATGTGCCACATCTTCATTTCTTGCCGAAAAACTTTGTCGCGCTTCTGACCCCAAAACTTGCAGCAACAATAACGCCCAAGCTGTACTGGTACCATTGAGGCATTTGCTCCAGTTGTTGAAATCCATTTGCGACAATACCTTCCATACCCGGTATAAATGCTAATATAAGTGGGATACTAAACAGTATAACTAGCCACTCGTCTTTCCACGATGAATGGCTTCCTTTAGCCATTTCCAAATCCCAGTCAATTTCTCCAGTAGCTTTCTTCTCCATGATGACAGCTTCTGCTTTGGCTTTTGCCACATTTGTTGCAGCTTTAGCTTTAGTTTGTTCAACTTTTCCATCCATCCAACTCCCTGCAATATTAGCAATCGGTCCTATCAGTGCTGTCCACATTATGAGCCTCTCCTGAATTGTGCCGTTTTCTTTTGTATCTTTTTAGGCTGGCTAACGAATTGCTTACCAGCACGAGTTCCTGCTCTTTTAGCACGAGTGGTTGCTGCATATTCTTGCGGTGATAACGCTTTGATGGCAGCGGTAGGTAAATAGCGTTCCCCTGTTTGGGCGGAAGGTTTACCACTCTTGGTTCTCCACTTTTGCTTCGTCCAGTTCTTTAAACTTTGTTGTGGTGATTTTAATGCCATGAATAAGTTATACCATTATCTTACAGAATTGTCAAGAGAAAAATTAAAAGACCGCCTAAAGCAGCCACTATAGCAGATACGCCTACAGATATCTTTAGGCTTTCTATAAACTCTGCT